TGATGTCTGGAAAGAATCAGTTCGTTCTGTAATTCATCCAGCAGGATTTAAAGAATTTTCTGATTTGGATATTATAAGTGTTTCTCCTAAGTTTTTAACTTATGTTGGAATTGGAAGTGTAATAAAAAATGATTTAAAAGTTGGAATTGCAAATTCTACTTTAGATTTACTTATAAATCTTGATGATATATCATCATTTTATAGTAGAAACAATTTATCATTAGTTACCGAAGAATCTGACAGTTTATTTGAAGATGGTTCAATTGAAAGAGTAAATATTGGAGCAGAAGAAGCAAATGTTGCTGGTATTGGTATAACTGGACCTATTTTTGGGTTAGCACTCAAACCTTATACTTTAAGTAAAACAAATAAGGTTTTGATAATGGACGATATAAGTAGTCAGTTTGATGGTTCGAATGAATATATTTCAATTGGAATAAAAACTGCTACATTTAATAGTTTCTATCCATATTATATAAATCTTAATACTGATAATTTGAGGGTTGGTGATTATGTGGGATTTTCTACTTTACTTATCCCAGACAGTACTGTTATTGATGCAATTGGTATTGGAAGTATAAGATTAAATCTTCCACACAGATTAAATCACGGCACTCAAACTTCTAATGTAAAAATTAGAAGAAGACTTGCTGGAAATTCTATTGTTGGAAGTAAATCTTTCAAATTAACTAGCAATAAAACTCCTATATTCTATCGTGAATTTGTTAGTTCTGCTAGTAGCATTGTCAATATTGATAATGATGTTATTAATATTCCAAATCATAATTTCCAAACAGGACAAAAAATATTATATTCCGCAGTAATTGCAGATATAAATCCAACAGGAGCAGCAACCACATCTGTTGATAATGCATTTGCTTATAGTATAAACAAAAAATTTGATGATACTATCTGGGCTTCATTTGATATGACTATATTTACATTCGACTCAAATTAAAACATAAATAAACAAAAAGGCAGTCTATTAAATAATGGCAAAACTAGGAATATTTACTGGAACCTCAGCAAATGATACTACTGGAGATACCTTAGCTCAAGGTGCTGTAAAGATTAATAGCAACTTTAGTGAAATTTATACTGCTCTTGGAGACGGAACAAATATAACAAATAGTCTTTCATCTATTACAGTTACTGGACTTTCTACATTTACTAATGGACCAATATTAGTTGGTTCTGGAATACAAACAGGAACCTCAAAACTTCAAGTATCTGGAGATACTTTTATCACAGGTTTTGTTGGTGTAGGAACTACAAATCCAACATCAAACCTTCATGTTATTGGTGGTGGCAACTTTACTGGTATAGTTTCTGCTCTTAGTTTTAGTGGAAATTCATCTTCTGCTAGTTATGCTACAACAGCAGGTATAGCAACTTATGCCACTAATGCTGGAACTTCCACAAGTGTTATTGGTGGTATTGGTTCCATTACACAACTTCAAGTTACTGGAATTTCTACATTCACCAATGGACCAGTATTGATAGGTGGTGGAACTTCTACAGGAACAATAGGTCAAGTTCTTCAGGTTACTGGTATTAGTAGTGGTGTTTATATTGGTGGTTCAGTTGGTATTGGAACTACAAATCCAACAGAATCTCTTCATGTTCAAGGAAATCTAAAAGTTACTGGAACAATTACTGGTGAGGTTTCTAGTACTGTTGCAACTGCTAGAACTTCTACAAATGTTATTGGTGGTATTGGTTCTATTACACAACTTTCTGTTGGTCCTGGTATCACAACAGTAGGTTTTATAACTGCTACTAGTGCTTATATTGGTGTTGCAACAGTAGGTTTTATTAGTGCTACTAATGTTTATATTTCTGGTATTACAACAGTAGGTTTTATAACTGCTACTAGTGCTTATATTGGAATTGCAACAGTAGGTTTTATTAGTGCTACTAATGTTTATGTTTCTGGTGTTTCTACTTTTGTTGGTAATTCTTATTTTTCCAATTCAATAGGTATTGGAACTACAAACCCAACATCTTCATTATCTGTAAATGGTTCAACGGTGATTGGAACAGAAATATTAAATATGACTGGTTTATCAACTACTTTCACCACTGTTGGAAGTAATACTTTCACAGTTCCTGCTGGTGTAACAAAGATTTCTGCTGTATTGATTGGTGGTGGTGGAGCAGGTGGTGGATGTGATAGGGGTGGTGCTGGAGGCAATGGAGGTGGAGGTGGAGGTTTAGTGTATATTAATGACTATCCAGTATCTCCAGGACAAACTCTTACTGTGGTTGTTGGTGGTGGTGGTGCTGCAGTTTCTGCTAGTGCTGGTGGAGATGGTGGAAATAGTTCAATTACAGGAGTTGCTATAGCATTTGGAGGAAAAGGTGGTGCAGCAAGTGCTGGTAATAATGGCAGTCTGGGTGGTTCTGGTTCTGTGGAGAGCAATGTTGTAAATAGTGGAATTTCAAATGGAGGTTCTTCTGGCAAAGGAACAAATACTGCTGGTGGTGGAGGTGGTGGTTCTGCTGGGTACTTGGGCAATGGGGGTTCTGGTGGAACATCGAATGGAACTCCAAGTGGTGCTGGATCTGGTGGTGGAGCAGGTGGTGGTTCTGAAGGTAATGGCACTAACGGTGGTAATGGGGGAGGAGGAACTGGTATATTGGGACAAGGTTCTTCTGGAGAATCTGGTGGAGTCGGTGGTTCTGGAGGAACAAATGGAATAATAGCATCATCAAACACTGGAAGTAATGGTGGAAATTATGGTGGAGGAGGTGGTGGTGCTGATGGTGGTCCTGGTAATGGTGATCTTTCTGGTGGTAATGGAGCACAAGGTGTTGTGCGGATTATATGGTCTCCAAGTTCTAAGTTCTCAAGATTATTCCCAACAAATCAGGTTGGAAACAATATAAATCAATAAAGGTATTAAAGAAAAATGGCAAACAACACAGGAACATTTTTTAACGTTAATGATAATGATGGAATACCTTTAGTTGGTGTTTCTACTGATGGTAAGGTGATGATTAATCACCTTTATGGGAATTGTTTGATTGGTTCAACATCAGTAACAGGAACCGCAGCACAACCACTCCAAGTAACTGGTGGTGCTTATGTAAGTGGAAACTTAGGTATTGGAACCACAAATCCAACAACAAAACTACAAGTTCAAGGTGATGGTAGATTTACTGGTGTAGTTACTGCTTCTAGTTTTGTAGGAAGTCTTACTGGTACAGCATCAACTGCTAATAATGTAAGTTCTACTATTAATATAAACACTAGTGGAATTATAACTGCTACAAGTTTTACTGGAAGTCTTACTGGTACAGCATCAACTGCTAATAATGTAAGTTCTACTATTAATATAAACACTAGTGGAATTATAACTGCTACAAGTTTTACTGGAAGTCTTACTGGTACAGCATCAACAGCAACTACTGCTCTTGGGTTATCTACAACTGCCAATATCAATAATCCAACTGGTATTATAACTGCTTCACAATTAAATTCAACTGGTGGTGTATCTGTAAGTGGTTTAACAACAACTAATAACTTATATGTTGCTGGTGTAGGAACCTTTTTGTCTTCTGGGTTAAAGATAAGAAACGCAGCAAATAGTTTCCAATATAATATCACTGGTGGTGCGATTGCTGCCGATAGAACTCTTAACTTACCAGTGATTACTGCTACTGATACATTAGCAACTCTTGGTTCAACTCAAACATTTACTGGTAGTAATACTTTTAGTGGATTTTTTTCACTTTCGGCAACATCTTCAAATATATATGCAGTAAATTTAACTACAGGAGTATTAAGTCTTGGTGGTGAGTTTCAAACTGGTACTATGACTTTGGGGCAGTCAACTGTCTCACAAATCACCAATATTCAAGCAGGTGCTTCTGGTGTAGGAACAACAAAGACAATTAACTTAGGTACTTCTGGACTCACTAGTTCATTTACTCAAATTAATATTGGACCAACTGCTGGTGTTGGTACTGTTGTTATTAACTCTGGAACTAACTTATTAGTAGGAACCACAACAGCAACAGGAACCGCACCACAACCACTTCAAGTAACTGGTGGTGCTTATGTTTCTGGTAATCTTGGTATTGGAACCACAAATCCAGGAGTAAAATTAGATGTTTTTGGTGAGGGTAGATTTACTAAAGTAATTACTCCAGAAATAAACGCAGGTGGTGCTAACTATGTGTATTTTGAGTCTTCTGGAATACTTGTTGATTCAGATAGTTATTTTGATAGTAATGTTGGTATTGGAACTACAAATCCAACTGCAAAAGTTCATATAGGTGCTGCAACAACTTCTGCTGCAGGTGGTGCTCCATTAAAAATTGGAGCAGGAACTACCATTCTTACAACACCAGAAGTAGGTGCGATTGAGTATGATGGTTCTTACTTATATCAAACACCAAACTCTACTTCTGGTAGAGCATATGTTCCTCCTGTTTATTCATTTAGATTAACTGCTAATGGTGCAAATATTGGTGCTACAATTGCAGACTTTTTTGCAACAACAAGTTCATTAAGTTTAGAAGCATCATCAGTCTATAAAATTACTTGCTTCGCATACTTTACAAAAACTACAGCAGGTACTGCAACTTGGACTCATACGTTTTCTTCTGCTCCTACTATATTCACATCATCTCTCACATATTCACCAGTTACTGGTATTGCAAATGGAACACAGACAAATGTACTTTCATACTCTGGAGGTCAGGCTACTGCTTCGATGGCTCATGCTGCTACTGCATCATTAACTACGGGAGTGAATCATTTTTCAAGATTTGAATTAATTGCTGTAACAAGTGCTGCCACTAACTGGAGACTTCGTTTAAGTCAAAGTGCTGGTACTGTAACTCCACTTATTGGTAGTTATTATACAATAGAAAAAGTAGGTCCATCAACTGGTACATTTGTCGCATAAGTCCTCAATAAATATAAGAATAATAGAGTAGTTTTTCGTAATAATGCGAACAGTTCCAGGGTCAGGTGCAATTCTTCAACCAGAGTTTGAGACAGAGTTTTATGCTGTCTCAAATATCGTTGTTCTTAATGGTGGGTCTGGATACACCTCTACTGATCCACCAAAAATTACTATACAAAATACTGCAACACCAGTAATAGAAGGAGTTTTTTATCCTATAATTTCTGGTGGTTCCATTCAAAGTGTAAAAATAATTAATGGTGGATCTGGTTATTATCCAATAGAAACAGAAACGGGAACAAAAATTGGTATTGGTACAACATCTGAAGTAGAACCACAATTTGTTACAAAACAATATGGTGGTGGAATTATAATGGGTGTAAGTGGTGGTATAGGAAGTGCAATATTTGAAAATGGATATAATGTAGCAATCAGTACTACAATCACTGGTGTATCTACTTCAATACCAAATGCTTTTAGTCGCATTTATGGATTTGGAAATCCACTTCAATCTACTACGTCTGGAATTGGAACTGGAGCAACATTTGAAGTTTGGATTACTTATGATGGTTTAGCAACTGGAAATCCAATTTCAACATCTATTATTCTTAAAGATGGTGGAAGAGGATATGGAATAGGAAACACAGTTTCAATTGCTGGAACTAATTTTGGAGGAACAAATCCAACCAATACGTTATCGTTTAATGTATCTAGAGTTTCAAGTACAGCAATAGTAGCAGCAGCAAATGCAACATATACTGGTGTTGCTGGTTCTACAATAGTTGGTGATGGATATGGAGCAACATTTAACGTATCAAGAGATTCTACAGGAAAAATTAGTTCAGTTCAAGTTGCAAATGGTGGAAGAAGTTATTCGATAGGAGTGGTTGGTGTTGGAACTACAAGCACATCTTCAACTCCTACAGACATTATTAGTATTGCTGGAACATCTATTGGTGGTTCTACACCAGCAGATAATTTATATGTCTCACCAACACTTTTGGGAACTGATGTTTTACCAAAAGTCTTATATGTTGATAAACTTAATGACAATCAATTTAAAGTATCTGGACTATCTACTTCTTCTACATTAGATATCAAAACTTATGGAATTGGAACTCATTCATTTACTTATCCCGAACCAAATTCAAGTGCGTTAATCACGATTGATAACATTATTCAATCACCACTATACAAAAGAGGTAATGTATCATACGCAGCAACATCAATTGGGATTGGTAATACAATCTATTTGAGATCTGGTATTTCATCACTAACATCTTTAGATATTTTAATGGTTGATTTCGAATTAATGAAAGTCAGAACGGTTGGTATTGGTTCTACTAATAGTGTAATAGTAGATCGTGGATATTATGGAACAACAGCAGCAGGTCATACTGTTGGAGCAGCAGTTACTGTAATGAGAGGTGATTTTAATATAGTTAAAGATACAATTTATTTTACCGATCCACCATATGGAAAAATAGGTCAAGAAAGTTTGCAGGTAAATTCGTCATTTCAAGGAAGATTGTTCTCAAGAAGATTTGATCCAGGAAAACCATCAGATAAAAATTTAATTATTGATGACATTTCTAAAGATTTTACCGGAAAGGCAGAAACAGTAGGAATTAAAACAGGAACTCTAAATTTTTCAAGTAAAAATATAATTAGTGGAATTATTACATCTTCTTTAAGTTTAGGAGATGTTCTAAATTTAGAATATACAGAAAATGAATATATTGTAAGAAATACAGTTATTCAATCTATAGGTGTTGGGTCAATTACTATTGCTCCAAATCATAATGTAAATACTGGAATTGCCACAACAACATTCAATATTACAAGATTGAATTATGTGTTAAAATCAAATGGGGAAAGTATATCTGGATTATATTCTGATACTAATAGTTCTTCGAGTATAAACAATAATCCATTTATTTTATTGAATAATGTTTCTCAAATATCAGATAGTGATTTTATTATTGATACAGAAGGAAATAATACTATTAAGTTTATAGGTGGAGTTCCAAATGCTGGAAAAATTGTTAGAGTTGCCATTACGACTGGATATGGTTATCAACCCCTTGTAGGTGCCTCTGCAACGGTTTCTGTATCTGCTGCTGGCACAATATCAAATATTTACTTAACTGGTGCTGGAAGTGGTTATAGGATTGCTCCAGTAATTAGTATTGCTTCTACGATTGGTAGTGGTGCTACAATCACTGCTTCAATTGGTTCTGGAGGAACAGTAACCTCACTGACTATAGTAAATGCAGGAACTGGTTATACAACTGTTGCAAAACCAATAATCAACATACCAATTCCTCCAAATTATAGCAATCTTGGTGTTGCTTATACTGGTGGTTTTAGTGGTTCTGGTGAAGGAGCAAAAGTTTCTGTGATTGTAAGTAATGGATCTAGTATTACTGGATTCAATTTAGATGATCCTGGATATGGTTATAAAGTTGGTGAAGTATTAAAAGTTGTTGGTATTACTACAAATCCATCAGTTGGGGCAGGATTTAGTGAATTTAGAATGACAGTACTGGAAACATTTACAGATAAATTTGGTGGATTTTATCCAGGTCAATTTGTTAGAATCAACAGTCTTGCACCATTTTTTACTGGAAAAAAACGTAAATTCTTATTGACTGTTACAAATCTTGGCATAACAGATATATTTTCAGTAAGAACAGTTCCGGGTTCGGATTTAAATAAAAATAATAACTTTTTTATTTTTATAAATGATATTTTACAAAAACCAGGAGAATCTTATAACATAATTGGGTCTCAAATAATTTTTAGTGAAGCACCAAAAGCAAATTCAAAATGTTTGATTTTATATTATAGAGGGTCAGATTTAGATGTAGAGCAGATAGATCCACCAAGAACAATTAAAGAAGGTGATTCAATTCAAATTGGAGAAAACATATTAGATCCATATGATAGAGAACAGTTTGAACGTGTGGTGAAGAAAATTATTTCTGAAGATATATTTGATACATTTCCTTATGATAGTCTTGGAATTAATACTGATTCAAAAAAAGCAAGACCTCTTAGATGGACCAAACAAACAAGAGATAGAATTATTAATGGTGTTCTGTATTCAAAAGGAAGACCAGATTTAAAATCAAGGAATACACCAACAACGAGAATCATCAAATCAGTCGAAAAAAACGATACTGCAATATATGTAAATAATGCCTTTCCATTATTTGTAAAAGATGATGAGGATTATATTGGTATTGGAAAAGGTCTAAAGGAAGATCTAAGAGATATTATTGTTCTTGATAATAAAACAGTTGGGTTTGCAACTGGAACTGCTAGTGTTTCTGTGGCATCGACTGTTTCAAGTATTACAATTATAGATTCTGGTTCTGGATATCAAGTTGCAAATCCATCGGTTACAATTTCTTCAGCATTCATAACAAGAAAAGATCCAATTTATAATTGGACAGGAACTTCTGGAATAACTACAAATTATGAAATAAAATCAATTACTTATGGAAATATTTTTGTTGGTGTTGGAACAAGCAGTCTTTTAGTTAAGAGTGTAGATGGAATTTCTTGGTCTAATAGTAATGTTGGATATGGAAATTCAATAGCATTTAATTCTGTTGCATTTGTGGGATCAAATACTTATGTTGCTGTAGGACAAACTGGAAAAATTATAAGAGCAACAGGGATTGGGACTGGATTATCTACTTGGGTAGAATGTAAATTAACTAATAGAATTAGTGAGGGAAATGATAACCAATTGCCAGAAGACAACGTTAGTACATACGATGGAGAATTTAAAGATATCTCTTATTCCTCATCTAAAGAAACTTTTGTTGCTGTTGGTAAAACTTCAATCGTCAATAAGTCCCCAATTTTTATTGCAGTTGGAATTGGAACAACAGAATTTTTTGAAAAAAATAAAACAAACACAAAAAATCTAAATTCAGTCTCAAATAATAATAGTACTTTTGTTGTAGTTGGTGATGGTGGAATAATTTTTTATTCTGCCACTAATGTAAATAAATGGAACTTTATTGATATATCAAATTTAACAACACAAAATTTAAATAAAACCATATGGGATGGGTCCAAATTTGTTGCAGTGGGAAATAGTGGTGTGATTATAACTTCATTAGATGGAGAAAAGTGGTCTTTACGACCTAATGTAAATATTACAAATAATTTAACAAATATAAACTACTATGATGGTGTTTATGTTGTATTGGATACTGATGGAAAGTTATATTATTCATTAGATCTATCAACTTGGGAACAAAGATCGACAAATCAATCAAATGCAGTTAAAGATTTAATTTTTGTTCCATCATTAAGTTCTGAAGGAAGATATGTTGTAGTTGGTTCTGCTGCAACAATTATGTACTCGGAACCAGTTTATAATAGAGCAACAGCAACGTCTTCAACTACAAACGGTATTGTAACTTCAGTAACAATCACAAATGGTGGATTTGGTTACTCACAAACAAATATTCCTCCTGTTATTTTTGAAAGTCCAAAACCAAATAGAGAAAAAGTTTATTCAATAAAAGCAAAAGGTGATTTTGGAACTATTATTGGTATTAATACTATAGGGATTGGAGTATCTTCTTTAGAATTTAAATTAAAATCAGAAACTTATGACAATACAAATCTTGGTATTGGATATTCATCACTTGATAAGTTTGGTGTAACATATAGTCAATTAGAAACTGGAGATTATTTTGTAATTTTTGATAGTAATGTAACTTCTGGTTATGCTTTAACCGGGATAACAACTACTAATGGAGTTAAAGTTGGGACAGCAACTTCATTTATTGATGGTCTTTATAGAGTAGAAAATGTCATCTCAAATCCATCATCTGGAATAGTAACTGTGAGGTGTGATTTTGTACCTGTTCCTAACGGTGTAAATAAAGCAGTAAATATTGGTATCAATACATTTTATGGAAGATACACTTGGAGTAAAATATATGATTATCAAAATAGAGCAAGAGAAAATCCAAAGGACTTTATTGTAAATACAAATAATGGATTGACTGGATTATCTACAGCAGCAGAAGTTTATAGAACTCGTGGTTTGATTTAGTAATAAATAGAAAAAAAGTATACGATTAAAATGTCTGCAATTATATCAGATCAATTTAGAATAATGAATGCTGAGACTTTTGTAAAAAGTCTTGTTGGTGTTGGGAATACATTCAATACTTATTATACTTTTATAGGACAACCAAATGCTTTAAATTCTCAAGCAAATGGTTCATCATCTTGGGGTGAAGGATTACCTCCATTGGATGGATTTAAAGAGGAAGATGAAATAAAAGAAACTATCATTTCTATGAAAAAAATCACGGGAAGTGACGTGAGAAGAATGGTAAGAAAAAACACTTGGGGGAGTGGTACTACTTATGAAATGTATAGACATGATTATACAATTTACAATTTATCCCCAATTACAAACTCCCCATCATTATATGATGCAAACTATTATGTAATTAATGAAGATTTGAGAGTTTATATTTGTTTACAAAATGGAACAGATCCAGAAAATACAAAAGGAAAACCATCAGTAGATCAACCAGATTTTGTAGATTTAGAACCAAGACCTGCAGGAACGAGTGGTGATGGTTATATTTGGAAATATCTTTACACCATCAAACCATCCGAAATTGTAAAATTTGATTCTATTGAATTCATTCCAGTTCCAGAAGATTGGGGAACAGTCGGTGAAAGTATTTCAACTAAAAATAATGCCATCAACGGAAAGGTTCAAATTTTAACCATAACCAATAGAGGTTCTGGGTATGCCCCAATCTCAAAAACATTTGCAAATATTCCAATTCTTGGTGATGGAACTGGAGGAAAAGCAACTGTTGTTGTTGATTCTTTTGGAAAAGTTTCGGATGCTTATGTGACTGATGGTGGAACTGGATATACCAAAGGAATTATTCAATTTGAACCAGGAGCACCAGGAATTCCAGTCGAATTAACAAATACTGGAACTATTGCTAAATTTGATGTAATTATTCCACCAAAAGGAGGTCATGGATATGACATTTACAGAGAACTTGGGACATATCGTGTTTTAGTATATTCTCGTTATAATACAGATGAGACAAATCCTGATACTATTATTGGAAATGATTTTGCTAGAATTGGAATTATCAAAAATCCAACAAAAACAACAAGTGATGTTGAACCATTGGCCACAGCAGAAGTAAGTGCTTTGAAAGCATTAAAATTAACTGGTGCCGCTACTACACTAACAACTTATGCAGTTGATTCAACAATCACTCAAACAATTAGTGCTGGAACTACTGCAATTGGATTTGTTGCTTCTTGGAACAATGTAACAGGTGTTTTGAAATATTATCAACCAGTTGGACTAGCAACAGTTGGTGTTGGATATAAAATTAATAACTTTAGTTCTACTGGTTCATCTTTAGTAATAAATGGTGCTGCTTCTGGAACACCACTGAGTATTGATACTTCATTTACTGGTATTAGTACTGTAATAAATAGTAGGACATATCAACTGGGAAGCAACTTTGTTGCTGGTATTGCATCTGCAGAATACAATAAAAAGTCTGGTGAAATCATTTATATTGACAACAGACCACCAATACCAAGGTCAGCAAGTCAAAAAGAAGATATTAAAATCGTTTTGGAGTTCTAAAGAAAAATGCCACAGAATACTAACCTAAACGTATCTCCATACTTTGATGACTTTGATGACAAAAAAAGTTATCAAAGAGTTTTATTTAAACCAGGAACTCCAATTCAAGCAAGGGAATTAACAACTCTTCAATCAATTTTACAAAATCAAGTTGAAAAGTTTGGGAAACACTTCTTCAAAGAAGGTTCTATGGTCATTCCAGGTCAAATTGGATATGACTCGGAATATAGTTATGTACAAATTGACGATACACATTTGGGAATTCCTGTATCAACATACATTGATAAGTTTGTAGGTAAAAGTATAAAAGGGGAAACAAGTGGTGTTACTGCGGTAGTAGAAAATTATATTACAAGTACAGAATCAGAAAAAAATAACTATACATTATATGTAAAATATAAGAGTTCTAGTGATACAAATTTCACAAGTAAAACTTTTGTTGATGGTGAAAATTTAATTTCATTAGAAAATGTTGATTATACATTATCTTCAATTAGAACAAACACATCTTTTGCAACTTCAATTATTTCTGGTTCTGTTGGTAAAGGATCAGCAGCAAAAATTGAAGAAGGTGTGTATTTTGTTCGTGGATTTTTCATTACTGTTCCAAAACAAGTAGCAATTTTAGACCAATACGCAAACACTCCAACATATCGTGTTGGTCTTTTGATTGATGAGGAAATTGCTGTAGCAACAAATAATTATAATGATTTATTTGATAATGCTCAAGGATTTTCGAATTATGCTGCTCCAGGTGCTGACAGATTAAAAATTTCTACAACTTTAATCAAAAAAGAAATTGATGATTTTAACGATCAGGATTTTGTAGAATTATTGCGAGTAGAAAATGGTAGACTAACTAAATTTGTAGATAAAACTGATTATAATTTAATTAAAGATGAGTTAGCAAGAAGAACTTATGATGAGTCTGGCGATTATTATGTAAGACCTTTTGATATTCAAGTAAAAGAATCGTTAAATGATAGAATTGGAAATAATGGAGTTTATTATTCCAATCAAAAAACTAAACAAGGAAATACTCCATCAAAAGATCTTGCTTGTATCTCAATAAGTCCAGGAAAAGCTTATGTTCGTGGATATGAGATTGAAACAATTAGCAATACTATTATAGACTTAGAAAAACCAAGAACAACAGAACGAGCAGAGAATGCAGCAATTCCATTTAATGTTGGAAGACAAATTCTATTAAATAATGTTTATGGTTCTATTGCAGTTGGATTAACAACACAAATAAGTCTTTATAGTGATAGAACATCAACTGTTGGAGTTTCTTCTGGAACAAAGATTGGAGTTGCTAGACTTTATGATTTAAAATTAAAAAATGCAGCATATTCAAATGCTTCAACTCAATTTGAAAGTTCTCTCTATGACATTCAAACATATGCAGTATTAACGATCAATACTGCTTTAACACAAACTGCTCCAGCATACATTGAAGGGAAAAATAGTGGCGCTAAAGGTTATTTGGTTAGTAATGTATCAGCATCTACTACTTTAACTTTATATCAAGTTTCTGGTTCATTTATAGTAAACGAGCAAATCAAAATCAACGGTTTAGATGTTTCTCGCATAATCGCATCTGTAAAAGATTATTCCTTATCTGATGTTCATCAAATAGTTGCAAATGAATCTGTATCTGGTGTAGGAACTTTTACTGCTGATCCAATTTTATCAAAAACATTATCTGTTGCGGAACCAGGAACTCAATTTACCATCACATCTGGTGGTAGTGGAATTTCCACAGTAACAACTTCCAATCAAAACTTTTATGTTGGAATTAATGTAGGTGATATTGTATCATATACAAAGCAAGGAGAAAGTGTACCTACTTATAACAAAGTTTCTGTTGTTAGTGGATCTTCAAAGTCTTTAACTATTGTAGCAACGACTTCTGTTTCTGGTGTTTGTTCTGGTGCTCTTCCTGGTTCAACAATTACTGTAAATGACTTCAAAGTATCATCTTTGGACGTTTTAAATACAAAAAATGCATTTTTATACGCACGTTTAAATAACTCAAAAGTTTCAAATCTAGATTTAACTGGTTCTGATGTAGTATTTAAAAAATCTTATGTTATTCCTATAACAAACAACGCATATAGTGGAACATTAGAAACAGATACTTCGTTAACATTTGAACCATTTGATGAAGAAGATTATAATTTAACTTCTATTGGTGGAACTATAGCAACATTAGACGACCAAAAATTAGTTCCAAGTGGAAGAACTATATCTATTCAAAATATTACTGGATTTGGCAGTACAACAGCAATATTAACTGCTACTCTTAAAAAAGTAAATACAAAAACTCGTAAAAAGACATATAATAGATGCTCCAGTCTAACAATCAACAAAACTTCTTCTGGTGTTTCTACGTCTATAAGTGGATTGACTACTAGTACTGTTTATGGTTTAAGAGTTGAAGATGATGAGATTTCATTAAATGTTCCAGACGTAGAATCAGTTATTGGGGTTTTTGAGTCATCTTCTTCAACGACTCCAATATTGCCAGCAATCACAATAATTGGATTAAATTCAAATATTTTAAATTCAATTAAAGGAGAGATAATAGTTGGTAAAGATACTGGAGCAGTTGCAAGTTTGGTATCAAATAATGGAACAAATGAAGTAAAATTTGTTTATTTAAATGAAAATATTTTTTCTGTTGGTGAAAGAGTTACGTTTGAAGAATCTCAAATTTCTGGAACTGTTGACTCAATTCAAGTTGGTGATAAAAATATTAGAACCAACTTTATTTTAGATGAAGGACAAAGATCAGAATACCTTGATTTTTCAAGACTTATTAGAAAACCACAGGTTGCTGCTCCAACAAAACAAATCACAATCATTTATAATAATTATACAATTGATTCATCTGATGCTGGTGATTTTGTTGGAGTAAATTCTTATGACAAAGATAGGTATGGAGATGATATATCATCAGTTGACGGAATATCTCTGAGTGATGTTATTGATTTAAGACCAAGAGTTGCTCCATATTCTGGTACAAAATCACCATTTGAATATGAATCAAGATTATTTACTGGACAAAATTCTACACAGAATATCTTTGCACAACAAAAAGCAATAAACTTGTCTTATGAGTATTATTTACCAAGAATTGATAGATTATTTTTAACAAAAGAAGGTTCATTCATCGTAAATAAAGGTGTCCCATCACTTCAACCAAAACTTCCAAATGGTTTAGAATCTTGCTTGGAAATAGCAACAATTCGTTTACCTGCTTATTTAAATAATTCAGAAGATGCTTCAACATCTTTAGTACAACACAAACGATATACGATGAAAGATATCTCCAGATTGGAAGATAGACTTTCAAATGTTGAATATTACACATCATTATCTTTACTAGAAACAGATACTCAAAATTTAACAATAAGAGACACTACAACAAAATTAGATAGATTTAAATGTGGTTTTTTTGTTGATAATTTTAGATCTTATAATGGCGGAGAAATAACAAATAGGGATTATAAATCAAGTATTGATACTGCTAATGGATTATTGAGGCCAACTCATTATACAACTTCTATAGATTTACTTTTGGGATCTGAGGCAGTTATTGGAATCGGTCAAACGTCAAATCCAGATGCTGATTTACGTTTTGTTAATGATTTAGGTTCTCCAAATATAAAAAGAGTTGGAGATCTTTTATGTTTAAATTATTCTGAGGTTGAATATGCAAAAAATCAATTTGCCACAAGAAGTGAAAATGTAAATCCATTTAATGTAATTAACTGGATTGGTTCAATTCAATTAAATCCATCAAGTGATACTTGGATTGATACAAATAGATCTAAAAGAACTTATGATATTGAAGGTTCTTACAGCACAACAATGCAACAACTTGGTGTAGATGGTAATACTGGTCTTTCTCCAATTGATTGGAATTCTTGGGAAACTACTTGGACTGGAACTAATACTTCTAATGGACCATCTTTGGGTAGATTGCAAACTGGAAGTACAAGTTCCACATCAACTTATGATCCAGGTGGTGGCAGAAGAATAGTAACTGATACAACAACAACAGTAAGTGATTTTATAGAATTTAATAATCAAACAGTAACTACAACAACAAATCAATCCAGGCAAGGAATTCAATTTGGTGTTACTGAAAGATTTGATTCGACAAATCTTGGAGATAAAATTGTTTCTAGAGAAATTATAACAACAATGAGATCTAGAAATATTGAAATTATTGCCAAAAGATTAAAACCATCATCAAGAGTTTATGCATTTTTTGATAATGTTGATATGACTTCATATGTTGTACCAAAATTAATTGAAGTTACGATGTCTAGTGGTACTTTTACTGCTGGCGAAACAGTAGTTGGAACCTCAGGTTCAAAAAGTATTAGATTTAGACTTGCATCACAAAATCACAAATATGGTCCATATAATTCACCAACAGAAACATTTTCAATAAATCCATATTTACCAGAAAATTCTTTATCTAGTTCATACTCATCAACAACTACAATATTAAATGTTGATACTGCAAGTTTGGAAATGCAAGTATCATCTGGTTTTTATGGTAGTATTGCAAAAAGTATGCAATTAGTTGGACAAACTAGTGGAGCAATTGCAATCATCTCTGATATGAGATTGGTTGCAGATGAATCTGGAGTTTTTATTGGTTCGTTGTTTATTCCAGATCCAAAAATTCCATCAACTCCATCGTTTAAAACTGGAACAAAAACTTTTGTTTTAACATCAAGTTCAACAAATTCTACAGTAGTTACTTCAGACGAAACAACAGCAGAGGTTAATTTTACTTCTGCTGGAACTTTGGATAATGTTGAAAATTCTACACTTAGAATTAGAAATGCAAATGTTGAAAGAATCCCACAAACAGATTCTCAAACACTTACTTCATCTGCAACTAATTTAGTTTCATCCAATACTTCTACAACAACAACCTCATCATCAAGCAGATGGGTAGATCCTTTAGCACAATCTTTTGAAGTTGCTGATATTAATGGAGTTTATATTACAAAATGTGATATTTTCTTCAAAACAAAGGATACCAAAGGAATTCCAGTAACACTTCAAATCAGAACAATGAAAACTGGTTTTCCAACGCAAACAATTTTACCATTTGCAGAAGTAACATTAGATTCAAAAGATGTTAAAACATCCGAAGATGGTACTGTTGCAACTACATTCACTTTCCCTTCTCCAGTTTATTTAGAAAAAGCTAGTTCTGGATATTCAATTGTATTGCTTTCTTCTTCCGATTCATATAATGTATGGATTTCAAGAATGGGAGAAACGGATGTATCAACTATAAACAAACCAGATTCTCAAAAAATTATTGTTTCCAAACAACCAACTCTTGGAGAATTATTTAAATCGCAAAATGGAGCAACTTGGACTCCATCGGCCTTAGAAGATTTGAAGTTTACTTTATATCGAGCAGACTTTGTAACTTCACCAGCATCATTTAGATTCTATAATCCAGATCTATCTATTGGTAATAATCAAGTTGTAACATTGAGAAAAAATCCACTAAATGCGTATTCAAATTCAGCATTAATTGGTCTAGGAAAGAGTTTATCTGCTTCCGAACAAACTTCATTGGGTGTTGGAAACACTATTAGTCAAACCACTAATACTAATTTTATTTCAAATCTCGTATCTAAGGTTGGTGCAGTTGGAATTGGTTCAACCTTAACATTAACAAATGTTGGTTCTGGATTTACGAGTAATTTTACAACATATTCAAATATAAATTTGATATCATTAACAGGATTTGGGAAAAACGCAAAGGTAAATCTTTCTGTTTCTTCTGGTATAGCACTTACTGCGACCATTACTGATGGTGGAACTGGATATGCTCCTGGTGATACACTAACTGTAAATTCCACAGATACAAGTAATCTTGGAAAAAATCTTATTTTAACTATTCCAAACAATGTTGGAATTATTTCAGCAGTTAATTCTATTATTGTTGATAATATTCAAGGAAAAGTAAATACAACATCTGGTTATACAATCATCAATAATGGAACAGAAATACCAGGAGCAACAGTAATTAGTACTAATAATATTACTGATGGATTGCACTTCAAAGTCAATCATCAAAATCACGGAATGTATTCTCCAATAAATCAAGTTACTTTGAGTGGAATTGAATCTGATATTGCTCCTGTAAAACTGACTGCTGATTATTCTTCTACTTCTAATAGTACTATCACACTAAATTCTATTGGTACTTTAGCAACATTTGAAAATCTTGTTGTTCCTGGTTCAAATAGTAATGTTGGATATGTTATTATTGATAATGAAATTATTGCATATACAGGAACTAATGGAAATACGTTAACTGGTATCACAAGAGGAATTGATAATACAGTTCCAACATTACATTTAGCAAATGCTTCTGTATTCAAATATGAGTTTAATGGAGTTTCACTCAGAAGAATTAATAAAACTCATAAATTTACAGATGTTGATTTGGTAAAATATCCAATTGAACTTGATTCTTACCACATAAAGATAGATCAATCAAAATCAGGTCTTGATAGAAGTTCTGGGACAGAACTATTCTTCAAACAAACTAAATCTGGTGGTACATATTCATCAACACCAACTGATGGATCTTTTAATGGACCTAAAGCAACACAAAATATTACATTCAATAGCATTAGACCAAACATACAAACATTATTACCAGAAACAACATCAATTGGGGCAAGAATTAGAACAACAACTGGAACAAGTGTAAATGGAAATGAAATTTCATTTGCAGATAGAGGATTTGAAGATATATCTTTAAATTCTACCAATCAGTTAAGTGAAACTTCTGCGATTTATTCTAAAGTAAATGAACTTTCAAACTTAACAACTTTACCAGGAAATAGATCATTTACTATGGAACTTCTACTATCAACAGGTGATAGAAAAGTATCCCCAATGATTGATTTACATAGAGTAAATATAATCACAATAATGAATAGAATTAATAATCCTGTTTCTGATTTTGTTTTAGAACCAAGAGTCAATCAATTAAATGGTGATCCAAATGCAGCAATTTATGTCTCTAAACTTGTAAAACTACAAAAATCAGCAGATAGTTTAAAAGTTCTCTTTGATGCTTATAGACATTCATCAAATGATATTAGAGTTATGTATAGATTGCTTAGGAACGATACTCCAGATTCACAACAGTTATATGAATTCTTCCCAGGGTATGATAATCTTGATGAAAATGGAAACGTAATCAATTCTTCAAAAAATAATGGACGATCTGATAGATTCGTTCAAGCATCAAATACTTTAAATGATTTTGGTAATTATGAATTTACTGGTAAAAATATAACTCCATTTAATGGATTCCAAATCAAAATCATTATGACTGGAAAAAATCAATCATATGTTCCACTTATTAGAGACCTAAGAGCAATTGCATCAATATGATACCAGTAGAAGGACACAAAGGATTGTATCGTGACGAAAAATCAAATGCAATCGTAAATTGTAATGATTATGAATATCAAGAATATTTGAGAGCTAAAAACTCTACATTAGATGAAAAAGGTGAGATTGAAAATTTAAAAACTGAATTGACTGAGATAAAATCATTACTCGCAAAACTTTTAGAAAACAAATCCTAAATATATTAGGAAAGATTTTATCTAGTTATCATAATGGCAATATATGTATCTAATATAACAATTCCAGGAGGTGCTGATTTTAATCAGACATTTTTTCTCGAATCAACAGCAAACACTCCACTGAATTTGACTGGATATACTGGATATGCAAAATTAAAAAAATCACCAGCATCATTAAACACTTCTGCTGCTTTTACAGTTTCTTTTCCCAATAGACCTGACGGAAGAGTTAAAATTTCTTTAGGTTCAACTATCACATCATCTTTAAGACCAGGAAGATATTGTTATGATGTATTATTAGACAATGGAACAACAAAGACAAGAGTTGTTGAAGGAAGTGCTTTAGTTACTGCTGGAATTACCACTGCATAAAAACAATGTCAGACATTAGAGTAAGAACTAATTCAGACAATTTAATAAAAGTAAGACTTGGTTCTGATAACGCAAACAGGGTAGTTTCTGCTGTTGCAAATTTAAAAATGAAACTTTCTGATTTAGATGACATTAATGCTTCTGCTGGAATTCCAAATAATTCAGTGCTTGTTTACAATTCAGCAACAGAAGAATGGAACCCATATCCATTTATTGATGGCGGTACATACTGATAAATAATTAGAGTCTTCAATTAAATAATGTCTCAACCATCAAGTCGTCAGGGATTAATTGATTATTGTTTGCGAAAACTTGGATATCCTGTTTTGGAAGTCAATGTCGATGACGACCAAATTGACGACCTGGTGGATGATGCTATTCAATATTTTAACGAAAGGCATTACGATGGTGCGGCAAGAGTATATTTAAAGCACAAACTTCTCCCCGATGAGAAAACTACAGTAAGAACAGGTATTACAAGTTCAACTGCAAATTCTCCTATTGGAATTACAACAGTCACTTATCAGGAGGCAACTAATTTTATTCAACTTCCAGATACAATTATTGGAGTAAATAACGTATTCAAATCAGATGCAAATACTATATCATCTGGTTTGTTTAATATTAAATATCAAATATTCTTAAATGATTTGTATTATTATGGTGCTTTGGATTTATTAAATTATGCGATGGTAAAAACACATTTGGAAGATATTAGCAGATTAATAACTCCAGATGTTCAATTAAGATTTAATAAAAAACAACATAGATTATATTTGGATATAGACTGGTCGATGGTAAATGAAAATAGTTATATTATTGTTGATTGTATTCGAATTGTAGACCCATCAGATTTCTCAGCAGTATATAACGATTGGTGGTTGAAAAGATATTTAACAGCAATTATCAAAAGACAATGGGGACAGAATTTAATTAAGTTTAATGGAGTTCAACTTCCTGGTGGAATTACGATGAATGGTGAAAGAATATTAAATGATGCGATTAGAGAAATTGAAGAACTTGAAAGAGAACTCAAGACAGAATACGAATTACCTCCAATGGATATGATAGGATAATGGCACCACTAAATCCCTATTTTCTGGGAGGTTCTTCCAGCGAACAAAGACTTGTTCAAGATTTAATTAATGAACAACTAAAAATGTATGGGCAAGATGTTGTTTATATGCCCAGACAGTTAATTAATGAAAAAACTATTATTAAAGAAGTTTTAGTATCAAAATTTGATGATAGTTTTAGAATTGAAGCATATATTTCAAATTTTAATGGATTTGGGGGACAAGGAGATATTTTATCAAAATTTGGTGTGAAAACAAGTGATGAACTAACTCTTATCATTTCAAAGGAAAGATACGAAGATTTTATATCTCCATTTATATTGGATGATCCAGATATTAAAGTTGCCACAAGACCACAAGAAGGGGATTTAATTTATCTTCCAATTGATAATGGACTTTTTGAAATTAAGTATGTAGAAGGAAAAGTTCCATTTTATCAGTTAAACAATCTTTATGTTTATGAACTGAGATGTGAAATCTTCAGATACGAAGATGAACTTATTGATACTGGAATCGATGAAGTTGATAGGTCAGTTCAAGATTTTGGTTATATCCAAACCATTAATATGGTTAAAGATACTGCAATCAGAGCAACTGCTACGGTTTCTATTGCTTCTACATTAAACAAATCAGTCCAATATATTGATTTGATTAATGATGGAACTGGATATCTGTCCACACCAACTATTCAAATCACAAAGGCACCAGTAGGAGGAACAGATGCTACTGCAGTTGCTATTATGACTAGTAAAACAGGAAGAACTGGAGATTCGATTAGTAGAATTCTTGTAGTTAATCCTGGTGTTGGTTATACGCAAATACCATCAGTTACAATTGTAGGTCAATCTGGTTCTGGTGGAATTGCTACTGCTGTTCTTGCTTCTAGAACTTTGGGAATTGTAAATATTACTTCTGGTGGAAGTCAATATTCATCTGCTCCCGTTGTTTCTATATCTACTGCTCCTGCTGGAGGAGTAAACGCAGCAGCAGAAGCAGTCTTAACAGTCACTGGAATCGTAACAGCAATTCGTTATACTAATGCTGGTGCTGGATATACTGTTAACCCAACAATTACACTTACAAGTCCTATTGGAATATCTACTGGTAATTTTGAGTTTAATGAATCAGTTAGAGGTGTTTCGACTGGAACTACTGGATATGTAAAAGATTGGGATGCGGATACTAGAGTACTTAAAGTTTCAATAGTTGGTGGAAACTTTGCTAATGGTGAACTGATAGTTGGTGCAGCAGCAACACATAAAGTATATTCAATCAATACATTTGATGAATATGACCCTTATTCTGAAAATATTGAAATTGAAGATGAAGCAGATGGTATTGTTGACTTTTCGCAGAAGAACCCTTTTGGTAATTACTAAATAATTAATAAACTCTATTGTTATGTTAGGAACTTATAGTTACAATGAAATAATCAGAAAAACCATTATTGCTTTTGGTACACTTTTTAATGAAGTGTATATCAAGCATGAGGAGCAGGATGGTACTGATTATAGTTTTATTAAAGTTCCTATTGCTTATGGTCCAATTCAAAAGTTTTTAGCAAGAGTAGAACAAAAACCAGATTTGAGAAAAAGAGTTGCGATGACTCTTCCTCGAATGTCTTTTGAGATGACGAGTTTGAAATATGATAGCAGCAGAAAAGTTTCTGCTATGCAAACATTCAAGGCAATAAAAACTACTGATAGAACAGAGCAAGTTAAAGTTTTTATGCCTGTTCCTTATAATATTGGATTTCAACTTAGTATTATGACTAAGTTGAATGATGATATGCTTCAAATTGTAGAACAAATTCTTCCAGCATTTCAACCAAATTTTACACTAACAATAAATTTAATCTCATCAATAGGTGAGAAGAAAGATGTTCCCGTAGTCCTGGAGGGAATTGGTATGGAAGATAATTATGAAAGTGATTACAAAGAAAGAAGAGCTTTAGTTTATACTTTAAACTTTACAGCAAAAACATATCTATTTGGACCAATTGCTGATAGTACAGATGGACTAATCAAAAAAGTCCAAGTTGATTATTATACAAATACAAATGTTAGAAATGCATCAAGACAATTGAGATATACTGCTACTCCAAGAGCAATTAAAGATTATAACAATGACAATACAACAACACTTGCCGAAAATATTGACGATAAAGTAACTGTATTTAATGTTTCAAGTGCTGTTTCATTGGTTGATGATTCTTATATTATGATTGGTAATGAGGAAATGTATATTAAAAATATTTCTGGAAATATTTTAACTGTATTGAGAGGACAAGATGGTACATTAATTGAATCTCACAGTGAAGGGGATTCTATTAATGCGATCACAACAGCAGATAATGAATTGGTTGAGATGGATGATGATTTTGGATTTAGTGAATCTCGTTTTGATTTTGGTGATGGTAAAGTTTATAGTACAACAAAGGGGATTGATGTATCATTATGAAAAGTAAATTCGAAAATATAGATGAAGCATTAGAGATAGAAGCAACTTCTGTATCAAAAGAGATTGTAAAAAAATCAAAAGAAGCAATAGCAAGACCGACTTCTGGGGAAGAGAGTGATAAGGATTATGAATATACAAGAGGAAATCTATATTCACTAATTGAAAAAGGACAAGAAGCAATTGATAGTATTATGGATTTAGCACAACAAAGTGATAGTCCAAGAGCATATGAAGTAGCAGGTCAGTTAATTAAAAATGTTGGTGATGTGACTGACAAGTTGATTGATTTACAGCACAAGATGAAGAAACTTAAAGAAGAAGACAATAGAGGTCCTTCTACTGTTAATAATTCTGTTTTTATTGGTTCCACAGCAGACCTTCAAAAATTATTGAAGAAAGGTCTAATGGACTCTAAATAGTTAAAAAATTTCTAATGAAAACTTTTCAGGAATTTATTTTAGAGGCAAGTTGTAATGGAAGTCCAAAAGGAATGGATTGTCCCACTCACGGAAAAGCAAAGTGTCCTAAAGTAAAATCACACAAAACAGTTGAAGCAATCGCAATAAAACATCGTTTGGATGTGTCTTTTATTAAAAATCAACTAAAGATGGGAATTCCTATTGAGCATGAGCATACAAAAGATAAAACATTAGCAACTGATATTGCTCTTCAGCATCTTGATGAAATACCAGATTATTATACTCGTCTCAAAAAAATGGAAGCAAGTGCGAAAAAAGAACACAAAAAGTTCAAAGATGTAAAGGAAACAGTTACGATTGAAGACGCAAATGGAAATACATTTTTGGAAATTATTGATTTAATTAAACCAGAAAGAATGAAAGGTGTTAGTGAAGAAACTGCATCTGGTGATTCATCTCTTCATGACTGGTTTTCAAAAAGTAAATCAAGTGATGGGAAACCAGGATGGGTTCAGTTGGGTGGTAGATACGCAGGCAAACCTTGTGCCCGTCAACCAGGACAAACTACTAAACCAAAATGTGGTTCATCAAAAATGGCTGCAAATATGTCAGATGAGGAAGAAGACATAGCAGCAAGAAGAAAAAGAAGAGAAGACCCAAATCCAGATAGAAAAGGTAAGGCAAAAATGGTTGCCACAAATGAATCTGCTGGAGAAAAAGATGCTTGCTATAAAAAAGTAAAATCAAGATATAAAGTTTGGCCTAGTGCTTATGCTTCTGGAGCAGTTGTTAAATGCCGTAAAGTTGGTGCTAAAAATTGGGGAACGAAATCAGAAAGTACTGATGCTCTTGCGTATGAATGGGACACTCCCATTTATGGAGGAGAAGAAAGGTATTGCCCAAAATGTAAAAAAATGGAACATATGCACGTATGTAAACATGGACCTGAATTTTGGAGAGTATATTCTTTTGCCGTAGAACCACACGATCATACAAAGGAAATAATTCATAATATTTTTTCATCCCATATGAAAGAAAAATATAATTATAAAAAGATGAAAAATTTAAAAAATATTCAAGAAATATATACACGGATACAGTCTCGTGGATCTACTTATAGTATTCTGTTAAATTGGAGAGGAAAATATATTTCAGCTCAAATGTTTTTCCCACAATTTGCTAGACCTCCAAAAGATCAGGTCACATTTGAAGTAAGAAAGATATATCCTGGTGCGATTGTATTATCATACAATCCAGCAACAAAAGACCCAACAAAACCTTTACTATTCACAGGAAATGAAAATGGATCCAAATGATATTAAATTAGATAATCTTTCTAAGATTTTTGAATATGAAAAAATTTCTAGGGAAATTGATTCTTGCGATGATGTAGAACTTTTGAAGAATATATCAAAATCTTACGTGAAACTTTATTTTAAACAACAAGAAACAGTCGCAAGTATGGCTATTAATTTATGATTGATAAACATTATAAGGGTAATCCAAACTTAAAAGCGGAAAACGTCCAAATTGAATTTACTACAGACCAAATTCAAGAATACTTAAAATGCAAAAGTGACCCAATTCATTTTGCAAAAAATTATGTGAAAATTGTTTCTTTGGATCACGGATTGGTTCCGTTTGATATGTATGATTTCCAAGAAGAACTAATTACAAACTTTCATCAAAATAGATTTAATATCGCAAAACTTCCAAGACAGACAGGAAAATCTACTACTGTTGTTTCTTATCTTCTTCATTATGCTTTATTCAATGATAATATAAGAATTGCAATTCTAGCAAACAAAGCAGAAACAGCAAGAGAACTTTTAGGTAGATTACAACTGTCTTATGAAAATTTACCAAAGTGGTTACAGCAAGGTGTTGGTTCTTGGAATAAAGGTTCATTGGAACTTGAAAATGGTTCCAAAATCGTAGCTGCATCTACATCATCTTCTGCTGTTCGAGGAAACTCTTTCAACATTATTTTCTTGGACGAATTTGCGTTTATTCCAAATCACATCGCAGAACAATTTTTCTCTTCTGTATATCCTACTATTTCTTCGGGTCAAAGCACAAAGGTTATTATCATCTCAACTCCAAATGGGATGAATATGTTTTATAAACTCTGGCACGATGCGGAAAGAGGAAAGAATGGTTATATTCCACTAGAAGTTCATTGGTCTGCGGTGCCTGGAAGGGACGCAGAGTGGAAACGACAAACTATTGCGAATACTTCTGAACGACAGTTCACACAAGAGTTTGAGTGTGAATTCTTGGGGTCTGTTGATACTTTGATTACTCCATCAAAACTTAGAATGATGGTTTATGATGATCCACTCAATAGAAGCAAAGGAATGGATGTCTATGAAGATCCAATCGAAAAACACACATATCTAATGACTGTGGACGTATCTCGTGGAATGAGTAATGATTACTCTGCTTTTATTGTATTTGATATTAGTCAATTCCCATACAAGGTAGTCGCAAAATATCGAAACAATGAAATTAAACCTATGCTTTTTCCAAATATCATTCACGATATAGCAAAAGCATACAACAAAGCATTTGTTCTTGCCGAAGTAAATGATATCGGAGAGCAAGTTTCAAGTATTCTTCATTATGATTTGGAATATGATAATATTTTGATGTGTTCAATGAGAGGAAGAGCAGGTCAAATGGTCGGTCAGGGTTTTTCTGGTAAGAAAACTCAACTTGGAATTAAAATGTCCAAAACAGTTAAAAAAGTTGGATGTTCTAACCTAAAAACAATTATTGAAGACGATAAGTTAGTTATCAAAGATTATGATATTATTAGTGAACTAACAACTTTTATTCAAAAAAGTCAATCATTTGAAGCAGAAGAAGGATGTAATGATGACCTTGCGATGTGTCTTGTGATTTTTGCTTGGTTAGTCGTCCAGGATTATTTCAAGGAGATGACGGATAATGATGTCCGTAAAAGAATATATGAAGACCAAAAAGACCAAATCGAACAAGATATGGCTCCATTTGGTTTTATGTCTGATGGATTGAGTGATGATACATCATTTGTTGATAATGACGGTGATAGGTGGCATTTGGATGAGTATGGAGATAGATCTTTTATGTGGGAATATCAATAATGAAGTTTGAAGAAGAACTTGAATTGGATAATTTGCTCTTCAAAGAAAAAAAATGCAGGACTTGTAAAATAAAAAAAGATTTACTAAATGATTTTTATTTGACTAGAAAAAATAGAAGAGGATTTCCATCTGCCTATTCATATGAATGTAAAGAATGTACTGTGAATAGAATTATCAATAGTAGAAAAAAAACAATCACAAAAATCTATAGATTCTCAATACCCAGACTGGTAATTGTTCACGTATTGTTTCCCCATTTGAAGAATAACAATTTATAAATACTTTTAGGCAAAATGAACTTCTTCACGAGGGGAAACAGATGGCGTTAAATTTAGTATCACCAGGAGTCAGAATAAGAGAAGTTGATTTGACTGTTGGTGGAATTACCGCAGCAAACAATCAAGTTGGAGCTATTGCTGGTCCTTTCCAAAAGGGTCCAGTTAATATTCCTATTTTAATTGAAACAGAGAATGATTTACTCAATACATTTGGAAAACCAATTTCTTCAGATGCACAATATGAATATTGGTTAGGTGCTTCTTCATATCTTTCTTACGGTGGTATTCTAAGAGTTGTAAGATGCGATGGAACAGCATTAAACAACGCAAATTCTACTGGGATTGGTTCGACCGCAGGAACTACACTCAAAATTAAATCAACTGAAGATTATAATAATAGTTATACCACTGCTACTGATTGGGCTTGGGCTGCTAGAAACCCAGGTTCTTGGGCAAATAACTTGAAGGTTTGTGTTATTGATGCCGCAGCAGACCAAAGACTTGGTATTGCATTAACTAGTAATGTGCGTGTTGGATTTGCTGTTACTGCTGGTTTTTCTGCAACAGTTGCTGGTATTGGAATAACAACAACAGAAACAGGAGTTATTAAAGGTATTGTTACCAAAGTTAATACTGGTTCAATTGATGTAAAAATCACCGCAAAATCTTCTGGTACTGGTTCAACTGTATTTACAGAAAC